TTTCTGTGTCCACTATCGCACGTACTATGCCAATGATTGTTACGTATAATCTTGCTAAGATCACCAATAAATACAAGGTGAATTACGCGGCAGATAATTTTGCGCACACACTTGTTGGGTACACGTATATGGCATCAACTGGTAATGGGTTTTGCGGAGCATTGGTCACTCGGTTCGCACCTGGACAACGGAAGATAATGGCTATGCACACGGGATCGGTCCTCGAGAAAAGCAAGGGTTTCGCCGAGCCATTGGTTGCTGAGTCCATTATAGCTGCCATCAACGTGGTTCGCCATCGTATGAACCACACGGAGATCCAATCAGGTATCATCATGGCGGAGAATATGGTTGCGCAAGGCTATATCACATCTGATCCTATGTACTTTGGTGTTAAGGAATTGGATGCGTCAATCCCTGTCGCTGGAACCCTGGACGCGAAATACGTCAAGCGATCGCCAAGTACAAGCGTGATTAAACCGACCATTCTTGACAGTGTCCTACCCTATGCCAAGACTCACGAGCCGGCTCCACTTTCCGATTTTGATCCTCGTGTGCCAAAAGGACGATCAGTTCTATTTGCGGGCGTCAATGGATATTCGAAGAAGGTTGTCCCATTCCCTCAAGCGCATTACGACCTTATCGAGGATCACATGGTGGCACGATACCAATCAATGGAATCCCCGCTTATGGATGACAACGGTTGTCTGCGAGTGCTTTCCTTGGACGAGGCCATCAATGGTGTTGACGGCATAGAGGAGTCACGACGGATGAACATGGCGACTTCGGAAGGAGCACTATGGACCATGGGACGCGATCAGGAAGATCATAATAAATCCTGGCTGTTCGAACAGGGGATCGATGCGTCCAATCCGGATAAGTACTTCGCCAAGACCGAATTAGTGGCGCGCATGCAATACGTCGAGGACCAACTTGCCGAAGGAAAGGTACCGGTTATTTTGTTTTCGGAACATCTCAAGGATGAACGTCTCAAATTCAAGAAGACGCAAAACATCAATAATGATCCTGACTTCATCAATAAAACGCGGTCTTTCACGATTTGTCCAATCGATTATAGTATCCTGGTGCGTATGTACACACACGCATTTAACGTCCATATCGAATACAATCGTCGCTCATCGGAGATCCAAGTCGGTATAAATCCAGAGAGTACAGAGTGGACCAACATGGTTAATCACCTTCACGAGGTTTCACCGCACATCATCGCAGGTGATTTTGCCAATTATGATCGTGGCACTCCCGCCGAGTCTTTAGATGTATCTGGACGCGTGATCAACCGTCTTTA